ACGGCTAAATCTCCGCCAACTGCTGCATCATCTGTAACTGTTAAATCGTCTTGTACTTTTAAATCTACTACGTTAAGACTAGCAAAAGCGTCAACTACTGCTGCTCCACTTCCTGCTCCGTCTAGATAAACTGCTTTAGTATCTCCTGGAGGAATAGTTATTGTTGCTCCAGACCCTTGTTTGATAATTATGTTTTGCGAACCACTTGTACCGTTTTCAATAAAGTGCATCCTGTTTAAAGTATTAGGTGCGATAGTAATAGTACACGCAGAATCTAATGTACCTGTATATTCAATATACATGGCTCTGCCTGGATCAGTAGCTCCGTCTGCTACTGTAGTAGTATGGGTATTAGCATTAGTTGTAATGCCTTCGGTGCCATAACCTAATGCTTCACCGATTAATTCTAAATTTGTGTTTGTGACTGTTCCCCAAGTTCCTGACGCATCTCCTGTCGCCATTTCGTTAAGTCTTAGATCATTTACGTATGTACTAGCCATTTTTTATCTCCGTACTTTATAGAGTATATACTATATTCTCCAATTAATTAAGCTACTTTTTCCCAATCAGGTGTCTGTGTACTACTTACACTAGACCAAGTAGTTGTTTGATTATCGTCAACTAAACTCCATAAAAACACGTCACCTAATGAAGCTGTTGTTTCTACACCGAGGGGTGTAACATTTGCTTCTGCATCTGTAGTAACGGCTCCAACAGATACTGTGGCAGCGTTTAAAGTGACTGATAGATTGTTATTTGATATTGTTGTAGCAGTTCCTACTGCACTTGTACCTACAGTGCCTGATCCAGTAAGGGTTACAATAGCTTCACCATCTACAGCTACGGAAAGACTGCCTACTGTACCTACTGCACCTTGTATAGTAGCTATAGCTTGTGCATTTACACCAGCAACTGGAGCACCAACTGTGGCTAATAAAGATGCTGGGGTTACATTTGCTTCAGCGTCTATTGCAACTGTGCCTAGTGCTGATGTCCCTGCGTTTGGTGCGCTAAGTGTAACAGGTAAGGGTTCACCAAAAGTAAGTTGACCCCAAGTGCCTCGACCCCAACCATTTATGTTAGCCATTTAGAAACTAAGCTATTCTTATAATAGCTGTGCTTGCTGCTGCTGCAGGAAAAACAATTGTAAAGTCACCTGCTGTTGAAGTTTTATCTCCACCGAAATCAATTGTAGCTACGGATTTATCACCGTTAGTATCGTTATAAATCATACAACCTCTTGCAGTTACAGTTGCTGTGCCAAAAGTTAGGTCAGCGAAATCAGTAAATCCAGTTGTTCCTGCAGAAGTTGGTTCTACTTTAGTTAAAGCGTTACCACCTGCTGTATAGTTAGTACCTGATACTTGATTAGTTGTTGTAAACGCAGTTGTTGCCGCACCTAAAGTTGCACTGCTTGTGTATAGAGCAAGTTTAAACGCATTACCGCCTGTAGAGAAATTGTGTGTGGCTTGAAGAAGTTCTTTCTTAAAGCTAGTTGTTAGTGTTGATGTTATTGCCATTATTTAAGCTCCTTTAATATTTTAGCTAAATCTTCATGTCCTTGTTTGATCAATAGATTACGCATTGTACATCGTTCACTATTAATCGATTCTTTAATATAATAAAGTATTGCAGAATAAATAGCTAGTCTGTACTCTTCAGCTTGTTGTCTTATATGAGGCTCAGCATTTTCTGATATACCACATATCCTAGCTGTACATTTTTCAGCCCAAAACTCGGCTGGGTGACCTCTGTTTGTTTGGGTGGCTATTTCTATACCACCTAGACCTGCTTCAGTGTTTATTTCGATCATATTTAATACCTTTTTGCTTCAGGTGGTGTGACGACTAAAGGCAACAATTCAGCTTCTGCCCTGTTTTTTTCTTCTAATTTTTTAATGTATTCTTTGTGACCCATAGTAAAAAACTCATCTGTGTCTTCGTCTATTAAAATTAATGTCGGATCCTCTAACCTATGGTAACCATACAGTTTATCCTGTATAGGTGCATCTGTGTCTAAGAGACCAGATCTTGGAGCTACACTAACGACCATTCCGTTTTCTATACACTTAGCTAACCAAAACTCTACACAAGATCTTCCTGCTTCAGCAAAATGTAAGTTACCTTTGTATGTGAAATCTATACCATAGAGATTAAGTCTCGATACGTTGTTGTGTAGTGCATAAGCTATGGCAAAAGGTACAGTATTATTAAAGTAAGAACAACGTGTAGACTTAACTACATCCAATAGAGGATACTCTACAAGTCCAGGACAGCGTTCATCTAACTCACACGTGTATATTGGACCATTATGTGTTTTTAGCATTTTACACATTATTCCTGTTTGACTACCTGCTGCATCTGAATCTAAAAATCTAGATGCAGGATCCATCATAAACACCCTATCACATTCAGTTATACCACCCATAGCATTTATACCCCAGACTTCATCATACTCAGTACTGTGAGCTTTAGCTAAATGAAAGTCTAGTTGGCTTTCACCCATGGCAACTAATGCAATATTAGCACCCTCTAAGTTTTTTTCTTGGATCATGCTTGTGGTTCTCTTCGTATCTGGTCGTATCTATATTGATCTCTAGTTGAACTGCCTTCGGCTATGTTTTTCAACATAAGTAGGGCTTCTTGAAACTTTTGCTCATAAATAGCTATTGAGTCAAAACTTTTTATGTACATAGCTGCTTCAACTAAGGTTCCATAAAGCAGGGCATTTATTGCATTTTCTGACAGCCAAGTGCCAGAAGTCTCTGTTGTTAACGATGCAGGTCTGTAAAAATAATGTAGTTCAAATGTAAAACTTGAGCTTGGTGTCGGTGCTATAATAAAAGATGCATTATCAAACTCTGCATAATACTTAGGTTGTCCTGTTGTTGTTTCTGCTGGTGTGTAATCTCTAATGAACGACACATGTTTTTGTAACAGATAATTGTAGTCACCACTACTGTCTAGTACAGCAAGACTAAATGGTGTTAAAAAATCAGAAGGCATTGCTAAATAAGTGTTGTTAGCACTTCCAACCCCTGTAACATTTTTTCTAAAATAATCCAGTTGTGTACCTTTTAAGATTCTTTCTTCAGTAGTTTTTATAAAATTAGGTATGTTTGAAACTAATGAAGACTCATTACTTTCTATATAATCTTGGATTGCTGTTGTTAATGTGTCGTTTGTCCAGCTCATGTTGTTATTATAACCTCTCCTACACTAGCGGTAACGGTGTTTACAGAAAAACTTGAACCTATGGTGTTACTGTTTAGTGCATTCATTATAGGTGAACTTACACCAACACTGTTTTTAGGGTTAGATACTCTAACTATACCTAAACTTATGGTGTGTTTTACATCAGGTCTAGGGTTTAATAACGCTTCTGGGTCTGAAACATGTCTTCTAGGTTCCAGTTGTGGGTGTTTAGGGTCAAACATGTCTGGTCCAACTAATAAACCATTCCATGTTTTTTTCATATCGTTGAGTTTGTACCTAAAGCCACTTACATCACAGATACCGTATGCATTTTTACCACTTGAAAAAGCCATTAATACCTAATCCTTGGTGTTAAACTTATACTAGCACGATCTCTATCTTCATCAGCAGCTCTTGCAAAAGCTTCTTCGTACTCTGCTTTTAGCAAACCAGCTTTTTGTGGGTTTTTCTTTAAGGCTATTTGATAAGCTAACCCTGTTGTCATACAAGGTATAAACCGACTAGGCACTTCTTGGTCTTGGGCAGATGCAGTTACATCATCTATTCTCTGTATTCTATAGCTTATGAATTTATATGTTGTTGTGTTGTCTGGAGCAGGGTACACGTTTAGTACAGGTGTTTCTTTTCTTTCTACAAAATATTGAGATGGTCTTCCTGTAGTGTTTTTATCTGGTAGATTTAAATACTCAGAACGACTTATGCGTTCAACTGATATATCTGAAAAAGTAGTGCTGTCAGAACTATCAAAAACTCTAACTACAGCTTCTAAAACATCAACATCAAAAGAGTTTAAGGTGTAGGCAGATGTTCCTGAAACTAAATCTAAAGTTACTTGCTCTAGTGTCCAAAGGTTGATTCCACGATTTGCCCAATCAGCAAACATTATATTTAACGATCTTCTTGCTGTAGCAGCATCGTAACCTGTTCTTAGCTCAAGTCCTGCTAATTCGTAAGCTTCTTCTATAACTTCAGCTGTGTCTAAGCTGAATGTTTTAGTGCCAGAAGTTGCCATAATTATGCATGAAATACTGTCATCACCAAGAATGTCGAAACAGTGTACTGTAGATAAATTCCTGAACTAAATTTAGTTCCCTCATCAGGAAAGTTTAAGTCTCTAGTGTCAGTTGCTGAAGCAACTGAACCTAGTTTCAAAACACTTGTACCAGAAGGAGAAGTAGTTAAAAAGTCTAATAAACCTGCTGTGGCTGTGCTTGTGTAAGAAACACCTCTTAGTCTAGCTGCACTAACTGTGATAACATCTGCTGCCGAAGCATTTACTCCTGCCGAAACATTACCTGCTGGATTACCAACTGCTGAGATACCAGATATTGTTTTAAAATATTTAGTTCCAGTAGCTGTACCTGCATTAGCACCTGTTATAGATTCTGTTTGAGCATCACCATTTACATCTGTGCCTGTAACAGTAAAAGACTTAGCAGCATCATTACCAGCAGAAAGTATTGTTACAATTCTACCTGCATTAAAAGTGCATGCACCACCAGAAGCTAACGCTCCCCCTATTACGAGGGCTGCGTTATTTCCAACTGAAGCTGCAACTGATATTCCATCTGCATCTAAAGCAACTGTGTCAGCAGTTAACTGTACTGTTTTTAAGTTAACAAAAGAGTTTCCCATGGTTTGCCTCTAGCTTAGATTCATGTTAATTAGTGAGTATTCTGTGTTAGCAGATACTGCCATTACATCACCAATTTCCATTAATACGTTATCTGTTGCTGGAGCTACACCACCTGCTGTACCACCTGAACGAACCGCTGCATTACCTACAACTAAAGTTCCTACAGTTAATAAAGCTGCTGGTCCTGACATTACTGCCCAACCAAAATAGTCAGCTGTTAAATCGATTACTGTAGCACCCATAATTGCACCTGTTTCTGCTGCTGGTGCAACAATAAGGTCATTACTTGGGTCAGCTAATAAAGTTAATTGCGAGTTAGTTGTTAAAGCAGTTGCTAAAGCATCGTAACAAGTAATTATAATTGATGGGTCAGCTGAGTGATCGTGAGCAGGGTTAGATTTAACTCTAAGCATTTGTCCTTCACCATTTACATCGTTTACCCAAAGGTAGCCGTTTGCATATTGGTTAAGAGTAATATCAGTACCACCTGTTTCTACAGATATTGCTGTTTCGCCTGCTGCTACTGCTGCTGTTGCAGACATGTTAGCGTGGTCAGAAACTACTGCTGGTTGTTGTAAAAGTTTACCTGCTGTTACTGCAGTTCCACCTATTCCAACATAACGATAAGTATTATTACCGTAAACTAATTTAGCTCCTAACGGAAATAGTTGTGTTGCACTTTCTGCATAAGGATTAGCTGTAGCATATTGACTACCATTTTTACCTACGATTAAATCAGCTGGTCCAACACCTGTTGCTGCAACATATTGAATATGTCCACCATCATCAGTAAAAATATTACCGTCTGCATTAATCACTAAACCGTCGGTAATCGCACCTGTTGTTGCGTTTACATCAATAGTTTTAAAACCATTTTCGGAGCGGACTGCTCCACTAAAAGTTGAATTTGCCATAATTTCCTCCTTGGGAAATAAGTCTTATCATCTTGGCTTGTCTGCTAGGTCAGTTGATAAAACAATTAAAAAAATAATCCTAGAAATTTATTCTATAGTAGTTCTGGATAAAAAGAAAGGGAGCCGAAGCTCCCTTTCCTTATGGATTAAATTTACGCTCCTGGGGAACCGTAAATTCCACGCCAATCACTAAAACCGAAAGAATATCTCTCTCTAGCTTTGTAACGCATGTTACCAGTTTCGAAGTCACCTTCCATACCAGTTGACATCGCAGCTCTAACAAAATGTTTTAAGCCGTTAGGTGCGTCAGTTTTTATAAAAAACGCATCTGTGTCAGATAAGAAGTGATTTACTACATAACCTTCTGGAAGCATACTCATGTTCTTGATAGCGTTAATATCGTTATCAGAAGTTCCTACTCTTCCCGCAGTGTTTAATAGTCTATCAGCGACAAACTGTAGTGCTGGTGGAACAATCAACTTTCTAGCTTGAACGTTAGTTTTTAAACCACGCTCATCTTTAAATGCAGAAATATCTATCATTGCATTTTCTAGTGAAGTTTCGTTCAAGTCAGCAGCTGTACTTGGTTCATTAGCTTGATTTCCAGCTGTCAAGGTAGGGTGATCGGTAGCGAATAGCTCTTTACCGTCTCCTCCTGGAAAACTTGAAGAAAAACCATTGTTTAGTACATTCGCAGCTTTTACTTGTTTCGTTTGACTCATTGAACGAGCTAACGCTTTTGTGTATCTAGCTGAGATGCTGTCATATAGATTGTCTTCTATTGCTTCTTCAGTAAGAGCAAAAGCTAAAGCCACTGTTTCGTGAGAATATCTCGCTGTAAAAGTTTCTTGTGCGTAGTCATACGAGACTGATGCACCTTCGCCTTTCACGGGAGCTTCCCCAAAACCAGATAGCATAACTTCTTCCTCAAACGCTCTGTCTGAATTTTCTGTATCGAAAATTTCAGCATGTTCGTTTTCGTATCTGCTGTACTCAAGTCCAAATAAAGCATTTAATCCTGGTTCTAGTTCTTGCACTAATTGTGCTCTGTTAATAGCCATTGTTAATTACCTCTATTATGAATTGCCGAAAACAGAAGCTGGGAAAGTAACGTACATTCTAGCGTGTTCACCAATAGTATTTGATGGTTTTTCTGGAAAACCTACTATTAATGCAATACCACTAGAAGTAGTTGCTGTAACTGCTTCTTTCGATCGACCTGTTGCTGAATCACCTGCGGTTGTTGTTATAGTATTTGTTGTACCGATAGATGCTTGTGTTGGAGTTGCAGAACCCTGCGCCTCGTAAACAATATCTGGATCGACATAAACAAATGCTTTAGCATTCGCAGAACCTAGTGTTGCAGTATCAGCTGTCCAAGATTTTGAAAAAATCTTTTCACCTGATGTTGCTGTGAATTCTACTCCGTAAAACACACCTAGTGGGGTACCTGTTGCAGTACCTTGTATAACCAAACCACTTGAGAGATTTACCACGTCGCCCGAAAAAATCGAAGCGTTTGTGCCACTCGCTATTGCGAACTCTGCAGGTCTGATTGTACCACCAGACATATGATATGCGGGAGTAAAACCATCTGGATCATTTATATTAGCCATATTATTTTACCTATAAAATATGTTGTTAAAATTCTTAGTTTTACCTAAGAGCCTTTTCCGAAAGTAACCTTTGAACTTCTATTAGGTCTACTAATAGGCATTCTAGGATCGCTTTCCCTCATCAAATCTGTGTCAACAGCACGCATTGCGTCTGCGGTTTGAGCATCAAAATACTCTTTCCGTTCATTAACTGTTTCCTCAGGTATTCTTGCCAGGATTAACCCACCTACTCCTATCACACCTGCGTTTACTCCATCTTGAATCGTTGGAGCTTCGAAATCTGGATACTCTTCAGCACGAACAGGTTCAAAGCCTTCACGTAATCGCTTAGACATATTGGTCCTATCGTCTTGACCTAGTATAGATTCTCTAATCCATCGATGTTTAAATCCAGTTGGAGCTGGAGGTGCATCTAATGCAGAGGGGGGTGCCCATGGTTTGTTGCGAGATTGACTATCTCGTGATTGTGCAGATCGGGGAGATCGATCCGTATCAACAGACTCTTCTACTTCATTTATATTTGTATCTTTTTCTGTCATATTTTACTCCTATTGTGTTTTAACATATTTAGCATACTCTTCAAGAGGCACACCGAGTTTTTTTGCTATTGCTACTTGACTCTGTGTGAGTTTTATTGTCTTACTGCGTGCTTTATTTGTTCTAGCTTGTCCTGTGGGACTAGCAACTCTCTGCACGGGAGAGTTAGAAATTTGTTCTCGAGATTCATTATAGGGTTTAACACCATATTTGGAAAGCCTGTTATCAAGCTCAACATAATATTGGTCAGTTTTCCCATCAAAACCTTCGTCCATTAATTCTTTATGTATACCAAAAGCAGCAAAAGTTAATCCTTGGTCTTGTCCAAACCAATCATTTCTTTTTGCCCAATCTTGTGCTTTTGGATCAGGTTCTGGTTGTGTCGCTGGTTGTGAATAAACAGGTTCTTCAACCACCTCATTAGTTTTTTCTTCAACAGCCTTTTGTCTTTGTTGTGTTACTCGACGAAGACTTTCAGCTTCTACTGATAAACGAGAAAGTTTTTCGTTAGCAGCAACGATTTGATCTGTGTCACCACGATCAAAAGCATCTTTGTATTCTGCTTTTGCAGACTCAAGTTCAGTGTTTACCCTATTATCATACTCAGAAAACATAGCAGTGTTTGCTGATTCAGTTTTCTTTTTTAGTGTAGCGTTTTCTTCCTGTACTTTCTGTGCCCAAGAAATAGCTTCTTGGTTTTGTCTTTCTGTTTCTCTTAGTTTATAGGTTAGTTTATTAATTCGCTTCTGAACAGAATCACTATACTCTTCTGTTTCAGTTTTTTCTTCTGTTAAATTTTCAACAGAATCTACGATTTCTATGTTGTCTTCGTTACTTTCTTCAGTTTGAGGCAGCTCTATTGCTACGCTTTCATCTGTTTCTTGTATGGCAAGATTTTCATTTTCTTGTTGTTGCATGGTTTCCTCCATGGTGGTTAAGTTAATAGTCTACTGCTTCTGGATCAGGAATACTAGCTAATACTTCATCATCGTTTAATATTCGGAGCTCTCCCCCATCTATATTAAATCTTGCACCAGCGTACCTACCGAACAGCACCCAATCTCCAGCTTTACACCAAGCTCCTTCGGGAAACTTTTTAGTGTCTCCGTAAGCGTCTGGTCCAACTGAAATCACATACCCTAGAACTGAGCTAACACTATCTCTTTCTATAGTGTCTTTTACGAGTTGTATGCCACCTTCAGTTACAGCAGATCTGCCTCTTGGCAGTATCAATATTCTGTATCCAGTGGGTTTAGGTAATATATCTGTTTGCGAAGCAACCTCTTCAGCTGTTTTTTCTTTCACTGTGTTTACAGCAACTGTTTCTTCAGGTTTTTCTTCTGTCTTGTCAAAATTTAAAACAATGTCTGGTGTTTTGTTAGGCATCTACTTCCTTCTCCATATTTTTTTGCAGGTCAATTATTTCTTGTTCAGCGGAGCGAAGACCTGATATCTCTCCTACGACTCTTTGGTATTGCTCAAAACTGGCAACACCACCAGATGCGAGTGTTTCTTCTAAAGCAGTACAACGTTCTCTGTACTTTTTTAATAGGTGCTCGACAACCTTTATGTAATCCATTAATCAGTGCTGTGGAAATTTAAACCTTTTGTAGCAGCACCTGTTCCTCTAGTTTTTACAACTTTTTTCTCTGTATGTAGACCACCACCCATGTACTCTTTGTACATACCTCCGTCTTTCATACCCCTCAGTTTTTTAAAATCTTCCCCTTCAATAACTTTAGGGTCACCAGCCATTGCTGCGATTTTTTTCTGTTTGTCTGAATATTTTCCTTTTTTATTTTTTGGCATATTTTCTCCTATGATCCTTTTAGTCGTTTGTTTAACTTAACCATGTCACCAGGAGATATTCCTTTGTTCCTAAGATAAGTTTCAGCTAAATCTAATTTTTTAGAGTTAGATCTACCTTTGTACATCCCTCCTCCAGCATATTTTTTAATGTTTGTTTTCTTAGTGTCTTTTTTATTTTTCATTTTCATGGTTTTCTCCTATGTTAGTTTTGTTGGTTTTCTACGTTTGTTGTCTACTGCTCCACAACCTTTACTTTGTACAGCTAGACCTCCGTCTTTCATTTTAAGCATCTTGCCTCCTGGCATTCCTCCACCAGCCATCTTGTACATACCACCATCAGCCATTTTATAAAGACCTCCGTCTTTTTTCTTGGCAGTTTTTGCTGCGTCTTTAAAATCTTGAGAACTTGGTGCACCTTTGTCACCTTTGTCCCGCATGCTTTCGCCTGAGCCTCCTTCTATTCTTTTTCTTTTTGCATTTATATTTGCATATAATCCTGGTTTAGCCATATTTACTCCTGGTCTGTTGATTCTTCTGCGTCTTTAACTTGTTTAAGTATTTCCGCATAGGATTTTTGTGATTTAAGTTCTGCATCCATAGCATCTTTTTCTCGTTGTGCAGCTATCCTTTGCTGTGCTATGTCTTCTGATTTATCTGCTTTAGCTAACGCAACTTGTGCATCCATCTCTTTTAATGTGAGGTCTGTTTGTGCACGAAGTTGATCAGACTGAGCTTTTCTTTCTATTTCAGATTGTTGTATAGCTATTTGTTCTCTAGCTAAGTCTAGTTGTGGTTGTTGCTGTGCTATTTGTTGCGCTTCTATTAACGCTTGTTCTTGTCCTGTTATTTGTTGTGTTGCTTGTGCTGCCAACATAGCTATTTGGTTTTGTACTTCCATTGGTACTTCTTGCCCCTCTGGTGGAAGTTCAACACCTTGTTCAGCTAATATTTGTTGTACTTGTAGTCTGTATTTCATTGCTTGGTGTTCTTGTATATGTGCTTGAAGTGCTTGTATCGCAGCAGGATTTTGTTGTATCATAGGGTTTTGCATAAATGCCATATGAGCTGCTATGTGTGCATCGTGGTTCTGTTCTAAAAACGCTTTTAGTGGTGTGCCCATAAGTGCGTCTTGGTTTTCTTGTATTGGATCTTTAGGCATCATATCTTCTTCTATCTCTAAGATTTCATCAATACTTTGTACACCTAGTGCTGAATACATTTTGTAATAAGCTTCTCTCATGTTATGTAGTTCTGGTGCACTTTGAGCAAGTTGTAGTTGTGTTTGTGCTAACACAACCCTTTGGCTCATGCTGAATATGTTTGGGTCACTTACAGGTAAAACATCTACTTGTCCATCAAAATCTGTAGCATACACCGTTCTTGAACCACCTACAACATCGTAAGGGTACTCAGGAGGTAATGATTCTGAGAAAACTCTAGCCAATAGTTTAAATTCAGTTTTTTGTGCATAGTGTAGTCTTTTGTGGATAGCTGACATTATTTTACTACCCCTTTCTAACATAGCTATCGTTGTACCTACGGGAGCTTCTTGACCCATATCACCTATTTTCATGTCAGCAATATTTGCAAACCTTTGCCCACCTTCAACTATTACACCTAATAGTTGTGATAACACACCACTTGGTTCTTTATAGGGTAGTGGCATCAAAGCATCACGAATAGTTCCACCAGGAACATCCACATCTCTCCATTCTCCAGGCTCTATAGGTGTGTCATCATCCCTAATACGCATACCTCTTGCTTTAAAACCAGCTGGTAAATTAGATAAAGTACCTGCATCGACTAATTGCCTTAGTATTGATGTTGCTGATTTAGTTAAACCACCAATCATGTGTATTAGCCCAAAACCATAAAAACCTAGTCCTGGGAGGAATTTATAGTGTACAAAGTACTCAATTTTCCTTTTAAGAGGGTCATCAGGAGAAAAGTTTCTTCGTATAGCTAAGACTTGGTTACTCTCTTTAACCATAGTTACTATATAAGGGAGAGCGATACCTGTTAGTTCACCATCGATTGTGTCTTCAAAACCTTCTAAATCTAAATCAACATGCATCTCTAACACAGTATATGTTTCTGAGACTGAAGGTTTAGCTACACCTGTGATTTCGTTGATCTTTCGTTTAACTCCAGCAAAATCTTCTTCGACATCAGATGGCATACCTATTTCTATATCACGATAAACACCTGCTTGTTGCATTTTACGGATTTGGTTTTCTGACATCTGTATTACATGTGTTGCACGTGGGCAATCGAGTAAATCTGTGGTTGAGTAAGAAACTATAAAGTCTTCTGCCATTATAAAATTACTTACTGCTCTAGCTTTAGAGGGATCGTAAAAAACTTTTTTAAATGCAGAGCCAGATAAAGGTAGATAAAATAACAATTGATCAAGTTCTGGATCATATTCTTCCATGTTGTACGTTATCTGGTAGTTCATGAACTCTTTGACTCTTTGTGCTTGTTGTTCCTTTGATGCATCAACATTGCCTAAAACTTGTGCTTTAACAGGTCCATCAGCAGGAAGCAGTTCTTTGTAGGCTTGTGCTTGAAACTGTGCTACAGATTCTGCTAATAATGGGTGGTGTACACCACTTGCTCCAGGAAAAGGTTCAGTTCTATCTTCAGTTTTTATACCAAGTAAATCTAAACCTTTAGTAAAAGTTTCTAACCATTCTCTTCTTGACTCTTCGTCTTCATCGAAATCTGAATTTAAATCCATACAAAGACTACGAAGATCTTCTTCAGTTATAACTTCTGCTAAATTTTCATCGAAGTCTTCTACTGAGTCAGGAACTACTTCTATCTCAGGTTCTTCACCTTCAATAATAATGTTTTCAAGAGCGGGATCTTGTTCAGGAATAGCTAATTCTATTTGTACTTCTTCACTTGGAAAAGATTCAGCAGTTGATTTTTCTATAGCCATATTGTATTTGCCTTATTGTCTATTCGAAATCATACTTTAAAAAGTACTCAATAGTAAACTCGTTTTCTTCGATAAACAGGTTCGTCTTCAAAATCTGTGTCTAGTTTTACAAATCCACCTTGTCTAAAACGCATTAAAGCTTGTGTTGTTGAGTCAACTAAATCATCATGTTCACCGTTCGGGAAATCTGAAACCTCATCCATTAACAGTTCTGCCCAGTTGTTTTCTGGCACCCAAACGTAACCACCACTAAACAATGGAGTACAGGCATTTAATCTTGCTACTTTGTCTTGTCCTCGACTTGGGGTAAAATTTTGTACTGGGATACCGATAGCTCTTAACTCTTGAGTTAATGGCATACCAGAAGCTTTTCCTTCTATAATCACAGACTCAGGATTCCACTCATTATATTGATCAAGAGCTTTTTGTTTAAGTTCAGGGAAAGAAAGCCTTTCGCGGACTGAATCTAAAAGTATTATATGTGCTTCATTACCACCATACATCTCACCACCGATCTGTCCTTCGGGATAAAACACACCCCATGTCGTAATAGCTGAGTAGTCGGCTCTTTCAGTTTTTAAAAAAGCCGTGTCGTAACTTTGAATAATATAGTCAACCTCTGGTGGGTTATCTCTATCCCAAATTTTAAACCAATCTCTATTTATTATAGAGGCTCCTTCGCCAGTAGGATTTTGTAAATATTCCGCTGCCCATTTAGAAGGAGAAATAGAAGCTTTGATTTTTTCTAGTTCGTTTAATGGCCAATACGATGGCCAAAGAGGTTTACCTGAAGGCAGAATGGCAGGGAGTTCAATAATTTCCCATTGATCAGCTTCTTCTGACTCCATCATTTTCTTGACAACTCTACCTGTTAAATCTTTTTTAGACCAACGCGTCATAACCATTACTATAGCACCTCCTGGTTGTAGTCTTTGTCGTGGTCCAGTCATAAACCATTCGTATGCATCATCAAGTGCATTAGCACTCATAGCATCTTGCTCAGAATGTGGGTCATCGATAATAAACAAATCTGCACCACGACCAGCTAATGCACCACCAACACCTGATGCAAAATATTCACCGTTCATTTTACCATCTTTTGTTCGAGTTTCCCACCTACCTGCAGCTTTACTTTCTGGATTTAATTCTACGTTCGGGAATATATCCTGATACGGTTTAGAATCAACAAGGTCTCGGATTTTTCTACCGAAACGCACAGCTAAGTCTGCGGTGTGTGTTGCCTGTATAATTTTAAGTCCAGGATTTTTACCAACGAGGAATGCAGGGAAGAGGTACGAGGCAAACTCAGACTTAGTGTGTCTAGGTGGCATGTTAACAATAAGCCTTTTTAATTCTCCAGAAGCAATACGATCAAAAGCACTTGCCATTATTCTATGGTGTTCGCTTTCGATAAACTCTGACCACATACTTTTAACAAACGGTAAAAAGTTTGTTTGTATTGTTTCTTTTTCCTCCAGTTCTGCCAATCGTTCCGATAACTCAAGATGTTCTACAAGGAGTTCTTCGGGTATATGCTCTAATTCTTTATCTTTCATTTAAAAATATTTTGCAAAATTTTGTGGAGTATTTTTTGGAGCATAAGGACTGTGAACCAACGCAATGTTTTACTATAGATCGCAAACATGCAGGGGGGGTCATCATCATCAGAGTCAATGGTCTCGAAGTACACAGAGAAAAGAATCCTACTGTTGTCGAATAACTCTTAACAATGGTCAAGAGGCGAGAGGCATTCCCGAACATACAGAGGCAATAGTTATTGGAGAATATCATTTAGGTGTAATGTCACGAGGCTCAGAGTCTGTAGACTCTTGTCCTTCGATAGTGTACGTTGTCGATGGCAAAACCCCTCCTGATTGTTGGTGAAGTTCCTTGATCCTCTGTATAATCTCTAGCTTACTAAGGTCTGAAGTTTTGTTGACTGTTAACTCTTTACGTTCGACATATATCCCAGCAGCTTTGCCTCGGCTTATCTCGGCAGTAACAGCAGCACCGAATGCATTGTTCGAGAGAGCCTTGTCTCTTAACTGTTCTAGATTATCTAGGTGTTTAGATAAGGTTAGCGTTGCTCGAGCAGCACCCCTGTTCTGTAACTCCTGTATTCGTTGTTGAACTAATGGCTCGTTGTTCGCGAGGAATGCTCCTGCCCTTGCTGCGTTCTTGTGCGAGTAGCCAGCAAGCACGGCAGCCTCCTTTAACTTGGTTCCTGAGGCAACAGCTTGTGCGAACTTTTCCTGTTTCGGTGTTAGTTTCTTTTCCTTGCGAATAGCTTCCATATATCGTATGTCTCTCCAGACTTATATAAGGCTCACACAAACCTCAATATAGGTATTCTAACCCTAAACTCTTGCTATCGTAAAGTTTACCCAAATAGACTCCATATTAGCTTCAACAGTCAATAGTCATCTAATATGAACATCTAATACGCTGTTGACTCTTCTACAAGAGGCATTCCACAACAACCTATTAGACTATTAGACAAGATCCGACTTTTGATCAACACCATTCACAAAATCCACTCCTCATGAATAACCCCAATAACCCAATAAAAAATGGCTCCCGAAGGAGCCATTGATTGTAGAGGATATTAATGTTTATCTAAGATAAACATTAATGCTGTTGCCAGAAGCATATACATGTACACGATGCGCAACATTCTTTTTAGCATGACCATGTTTTATTTTTGCTTCTTCAAAAGATGTAGCCTCAGTACACCACTCACGGAATGCATTCCAAGTAACATTTATGTTGACTCTAGCTGTAGACGTAAAATACTTTTTCTTGTCAAAGTTCTCATCATCTTCTGCAGCATTATCGCCGTAACATTCTGTATAAGTACCAGCACAGACATCAGTTTTAGTAAAACCATGTTCTTTACCATTACGTTTCATATTATGTACATACCTGTATAACTCTGCTGCTGGTGCGTAAAAATCGAAACTACACTGACCTTCCGTACGGATCGTTTGATAGTCTTCGTAATCCTTTTCATTTAATAAATGGCTGTATTCTACACCCTTATCTTCAAGAAAATGTTCGGCTTGTTTTTCATAAAACAAGACGTATGCACGCAGGACTGCAAGGCTTGGACCCCTTAGTTCGTAAGACTTTTCGACGCTTATTATCATTTTTGGTTGTTTCATATATTTCTCCTTTCTTCGTTAATTGAAAAGCTATCATGCCATATATTTATCTAGAAGTAAAGGACTTTAATGAATTAATTACAAATAAAAAAATGGCTCCCGAAGGAGCCATTTATTCTAGAGCAATAATTTAGCTCATATATATGGTGACCCACAGAGGCAACAAAACTGTTGCCCATGCCATAATATATACGAAGAAATCCCTATAGTCTTGGTTAGTCATGCAACTAACCCCCTTCTTTTAAGTTCTACAATAATATTGATAATATCGTAATCGACATACTTATATCTATTAGCAACTTTTGTTAAGTATTCTAGATCATCAAATAGCCATTCGTCGCTTCTTTCGGCAAGTTCTTTTTCACCCATTTCTGTATCTGTTTTTGGACCAGTAAATTTTAATCTTATTTCGTATATATCCATTAGTCTTGCTCCTCAATGAAACTTTCATTCATTTTTAATTTATTGATATTTGGTATTAATGGTAAACCTGACATTGACAAAAAATCTTTTTTGATTTGACTGCCTCCCACAACTTTTGTATATCTATATTTTCCTTTATAAAATT